GGCCTTGCTGCACGCTCGATACCGCGTAAAGCACCGCAGCCGGGGTGCCAAGCGCGCGCGTGTTGACGAAATTCTGAAACCTGGCGCGAAACGCCGCATCGCTCTCCGCGGCGATGCCATTGGTGAACGCCGCCGCGTTGGTCACGGTATCGATGCCCGCCACAGCCGAGCCCAGCAGCGTGATCGAGCCCGCCGTCACGTTGCCGCCTGTGCCAGCCACAGCAGCCGTCACCAGCACAGAGAGGGATGACACACCAGCCGCCAGCGTGAACCCGCCCAGCGTGGCAGAATACGCCGCATTGGTGGCGTCTGCGGTGACGATGAACGATTGCGTGCCGTCGCTGGTCTTGACGATGGTGCCGGTCGCGATGAAAGCCGCGTTGGTGGCAGTGTAGCGGCCAAACGTGACCGAGCCAGTCGCCGCCGTCGCCGCCAGCCGGGTGAAGCCGAAATCCGCCGCCCAACTGTCCGCATCGGTGCCGTTCGATGTGGCAAACCGCGTCAGCGCCAACACTTGCACGATCTGGTATTGCAGCCACAGCGCGAGGCCGCTGCACGCTTCCATCAGCGCGCGCACAACCGAGCCTGCGGTGAAATTGATGAGCGATGACGAGCTGGCCGAAACCGCCGCCGCGGCGTTTTGCAGAAACGTGTTGAACGATTGGAGCTGTAGCGCCATCAGGACACCGGGATCGTGAGAGTTGCGGGATCGCCCGTGTTGGCGTCGGCGTAGAGCAGCGACAGCGTGACAGTGCCGGTCTGGTCAGCCACCACCTTGGCCGTTGGCGCTGGTGTGGCCGCGACCGCGCCCTCTTGCATCATTTGGGCCTTTGCAATGGCCGCGATGCGCTTTGGATTGGCCGGGCGCCCGATCATGGCAGGAAGTCCCGCGCCGTAGCCCGGGCTCCAAATCTGGTCGCCCGTGTTGGTGAGCAGCCGCCGCAGCACGCGTTCCTGACCCCATGCGGTGCCGGTGGAAATGGCCAAATCTCCGCCCGCGCCAATCGTGAGATCGGCTCCGAACGTGTGCTGAATGTCGGCCATGGATCAGATGTCCTGCGGCGATGGCTGCGTCGTGGTGAGCGTTTGCGTGCCCGTTTGGACGTTTAGCACCTGATGCGTGTGAATGTTGTAGTCGGTGCGCAGCTCGCTCAGCCCCGCATGCAGGCCGTTCAGATCGCTCACGTTGCCGCGCGCCAGCACATCGCCCTGCGATTTGATGTCGCCGTTGACGTTCAGATTGCCATCGATGTTGACCGTGCCGACCACGTAGACCGAGCCATCCGCGCAGAACCGCAACGCAGCCCCGCCGGGTTTGCTCAACACCATCTCAGTGCCAGACAGCGGCGTTGTGGACGTGTTCACCACCTTGTTCGAGCCGATGGCGTTCGGCACCTTGGGCGGTGGCGACGGGTTGCTGTAAGCGTAGCAGATCACCACGCAGTTGTTGGCGTCGCCTTCGCGTGGCACGACAAGCGCCTGCGCGCCGACTGACGGCAGGAGTTGCCAGCCCGGCACCGGGGTGCCGATCTCAAACCACGATGATTGCACGCCTTCGGGCTGCAGCAGCACCTTGGCCACATGGCGCACAGGGTCCACGCTGGTGATCACGCCATAGCGCACAACCGCCTGCCCCGCGTCCAAATCCTGCGCGTGGCCGCGAATGGCGTTGATCAATTCGTGCACGTGATTCCTCAGTATCCGAGGTTGAACCGCTTTGTCAGCGCCGCATCAATGTCCGGGTTAACCCCGGCTTGTTCGGCTGGCGTCTGCGTCGTGTATGATACTGGCGCATCCGAATAGTTGGCCGTGTCTGCGCTGGTTTGCTGCGCGAACGGATAGCTTTCGGTGCTGCGGTTTTTGCAGCGCGCATCCATCGAAAAGCCTTCGGTCACGCTGATGCGGCGCGTCACGCGGTCCACGAAATACACTTGATCGAACTCGGTCTGCGTGCCTTGCACCAGCACCATCACGCGCGGCGACAGGATCAGGTCGCCCGGCGCGTGAAACGTCAACACGCGCTCGTGCTTGGAGATTTCGGACAAGATGGTGTTGGCTTTCGCTTGCGCCTGCGTTTCGGTCAGATTTGGCAGCACCACATAGTAGCGCTGCACGTCGAGGCCATTGCTTTTTGCGGCGCCCGCAGCCTGCGCGCCCTTGGCCCCGATCGCGCGGGCGATTTTCGTAAAGCCCCGCTGGTTGCGGCTATCCCATGACCGCACCGCCACCTCAATATCGCGCGCAAGGGTCAAAGACCGTTCGAAACGCGGATCAATGACGTTGCATGCCATCGGCGTGGTGTAGGGATCGCACTGGATTACCCACGGATTGGAGCCCGGATCGGTGCGCGGCCCAAAGTGCAGCGTTTGCCCAGACACGTAGCAATCGAAACCTTCATGCCGGGCCAAGTCGATCAGCAAATCCCATTCCGTGGTGGATCTGCTAAACTGACCGAGGCTGATCATCGTGTGATCATCTTGGTAGAACCGCGAAACCAGCGTCGTCGTTGGCGTGATGGCCGTTTTTAGCCCGTGCCGCGCGGCCAGCGTGGCCGCAACCTGCGAACTTGTCTGATTGGCAAACGTCTCTTGCGTTTTGGCTTCAATGAACCGCGCGGTGAGGTCGCGACCGTTGACAGTCACTTCACCGCTGAACGGCAGCACCGTCACCTGATCCACTTCGCCGACAAGCATGGAAACCCATGTTTGCCCGTCGAGACTGATCTGAATGTCCACCACCGCGCGTGGCTGCGATGACCAGAACTGCAAATCTGCCTTTGTGGTGATTTTGAACAGCGCTTCGAACGTGTCGGCCTGATAGTAATTGTTGTTCGTCACCCCAGCTGACACCGCTCCATTGAGCGGCGCATTAATCGGCGGTGGCACGAACGCAGCGCCGGTGCCGCCATTGGTTTGACCGGCCACGCCGCCATCGATGAGTAGAATGCGCAGGCGCGGCGTGCGCACCGCGCCTTGTGCGTTCGGGTTGTTGAGCATCAGGGAGTTGGAGCGCCGCCGGTTTGCGTCGTGTTGACCGGCGGCAGTTTCAGTGTGGCCGGGCCGGTCAGAAAGAAATCAGACAGCCCGTTGACTTGCGCGATGCGCGTGGCCTGCGTGGCGTCATTGAGGTATTGCAGCGCGATCCGGTAAAGGTCGCCGCCTGGCACGTTGACGGTCTGCATCACACGGCTCCGATGACGGCGTTCTGCACCGCGCGGCCAACAAATGCCGCCGCTGTGGCGTAGCCCGATGCGGCCCCGGCCTGCGTGACAAGCGACGCAAGGCTTGTGGTGTTCGCGGCCGCGGTGGTGTCGAGCGTCGCGCCCGCCGCGTCGCGCGCTGCCACCGCGGTGGAGGATGCGTTTTGCAACGCCCCCAAACCGGTCACGTAGCCCGACGAGCCAAGGATCATGGGGTTGCCCTGCAACGCCGTCAGCGCCGCAGACAGCGCCACAGTGGGCGATCCTGACGACGCCACGACGGACGCGAGGCCCAGCGCTTGGTTGACATCGGCATAGGCTTGCGCAATCGGGCCGATGTCGGATTGCGGCGCGGGCTGGCTAAGGTCTTCCAGCACCGTGCATGAGATCGAATAGGTGATGTATTGCGGGTTGTGGTAGTCGGCATCAAAAGACGCCACCACCACCGAATAGTAGAACGTGTCCCAATTCAGCGCGACCGCCGTGCCAGCCTTGCGCATGGCGTCGATGGTTTGCGCGCGAATGACGGCATCCGGGCCGTAGAGCATGCCTTGCCACGCGGCATCGCGGGCGAACGCGCCCATGCTGTCAATGTAGCGCACGCCGCCGGGCAGATCGTGCTTGACGAGCGACTGCATGCCGCCGAACGGCATCTGTTGCGGCAGCTCGACGTCCGCGAATGTGACGTTGCCGAGGACGAGGAACGTGTCTGCGCCGTTGAGAACAGAGTTTGCCAGATCAGCCAGGCCGAGGCCGGTCGCAAGTGATGAGAGAGATTGGCTCATGGCACCTGCAGCGCGTTTGCATAGGGAGAGACGCGGTAATCGTTCGACGTGGAGCCGGAACGCGGGCCGGACAGCGCCTGCGTGATGCGGCTGATCGCGCTGGTGCTGGTGGCGTTGCTCAGTTCGCCCGTGTTGACGACGACGACAGGTGTGGGGCCGTTGTTCTGCGACATGCCGCCGGTCGGACTGCCGCGCAGGCCG